GAAGCCGAGAAATCCGGCGGCAAGTTCGAGAAGCTGGGCGGCGTCCTTAAGGGAATCGGTGCGGCGATGGGCGCGGTCGCTGTGGCTGCCGGGGCCGCCGCCATCAAACTCGGCAAAGATGTCGTGCAAAGCTTCGGCGAACTGGAGCAGAACCTCGGCGGCTCGGAAGCAGTCTTCGGCAAATACGCCGCTTCGATTCAGAAAACAGGCGAGGAAGCGTACAAGAACCTCGGCGTATCGCAGAGCGAATACCTCGCCACAGCCAACAAAATGGGCGCGCTCTTCCAGGGTTCGGGTATTGAGCAGAAAAGGGCGCTTGAACTCACGACCAAGGCGATGCAGCGGGCGGCTGACATGGCCTCCGTCATGGGCATTGACATGTCTATGGCTATGGAGTCGGTGACGGGCGCGGCCAAGGGCAACTTCGACATGATGGATAACCTCGGCGTGGCGATGAACGCAACGACCGTGGAAGCCTATGCCCTCTCAAAGGGCCTCGACTTCACCTGGGCGAGCGCAAGCAACGCCGAAAAGGCCGAAGTCGCCATGCAGATGTTCTTTGAGAACACGGAGCAGTACGCGGGCAACTTCGCCCGTGAAAGTACGCAGACCATTTCAGGCTCAATCGGTATGTTGCAAGCCGCGCTCGGCTCGTTCACAGCAGGGCTTGGCAACGCAAACGCCGACATGGCGGACCTGACGCAAAACCTCGTGGACGCTTTCCAAGCCGTGGTTCAGAACATCGTGCCTGTCTTGGAGAATATTGTGACCGCCCTTCCCACGGCTACCGGGGCGATACTGCAAGCGGTCGGCGACCTCTTGCCCATGCTGCTTGAAACCGTGGTCAACATCTTCAAGCAGGTGCTGAACACCATCCTTTCGCTTTTGCCTGAGTTAATCCCGGCGGCGGTGGACGCGGTAATGACCATCGTCGGGGCGCTTATTGACAACCTTCCGCTTCTTTTCGACGCGGCGGTGCAGTTGGTGACGGCTCTGGTCAGCGGAATCGGCGAGGCTTTGCCCGGACTGATACCCGCCGCCGTCAACGCCATCACAACCATCGTGCAGGGATTGGTGGATAACCTGCCCATGCTGCTCGATGCCGCCTTGCAGTTAATCCTCGGCTTGGCCCAGGGGCTTTTAGACGCCCTGCCCGAACTGATAGCGGCCCTTCCCGCAATCATCACGGGCATCGTAGACTTCATAGTCGGCGCGATTCCGCAGATAATCGACGCGGGGATTCAGCTTTTGGTGTCGCTCGTTCAGGCTCTGCCCGAAATCATCACGGCGATTGTGGCGGCTATCCCGCAAATCATCAACGGGTTGATAACGGCAATTTTAGCCTCGATACCCCAACTGGTGGACGCGGGTGTGAAACTGCTCATCGCCCTGATTCAGAACCTGCCGCTTATCATCACGACCGTTGTGGCGGCTATCCCGCAAATAACCTCGTCATTGGTAACGACGATAATCGGGAGCATTCCTCAGCTAATACAAGCCGGTGTCCGGCTTTTCGTCGCCCTGGTTCAGAACCTGCCAACCATCATAGTGGAAATCGTCAGGGCGGTGCCGCAGATTATCTCCGCCCTGGTCAAGGGTTTCACAGGCTCTATCGGCCAGATCGCACAGGTGGGCGGCAATCTCATCCGGGGCCTATGGCAGGGCATCTCCGATGCCGGGGCGTGGCTGTGGGATAAAATCTCCGGGTTCTTCGGCGGCGTGGTGGACAGAATCAAGGACTTCTTCGGCATCCATTCGCCCTCCACCCTGTTCGCCGGGCTTGGCGAGAACATGGGCGAAGGCGTCGGTGTTGGCTTTGAGCGCGCAATGGCCCAGGTGAGCGACGATATGCAAAACGCCATCCCCACCCGCTTCGACCTGCCGGGCGTAAATATAAACGCCGGCGTTTCCGGTACTGCCGGAAGCGTCGCGTCCGGCGGACCCCTGATAACTATCCAGCAGATGGTTGTGCGCAGCGAGGATGATATCCGGAGGATTTCGCAGGAGCTGTACAACCTGATGCAGACAGGTTCAAGGGCGCAAGGCCGGTTCAGCCCGGCATAGGAGGTGTTACGGCATGGGATTTACATTCGGCGGCATAACGTCGCAGAGCATGAACATCAAGGCGCGGCTGACGGGCTGGCAGGCATCGCCCTCCCTGCGGAACTCTTTTGTAACCATCCCCGGCAAACCCGGCGTGGCGGACTTCGGCAGCGACATCACGGAGAAAATCATCACGGTGCGGTGCAATATCCCGCCGCAGCACAGCTTAGCCTCGCTGGTGTCCATCCTCGACAGTATGGCCGAATGGCTCAACCCGGAGCGCGGTCTACGGCAACTGGTCCTGGATGACATCCCGGACAGGTACTTCACCGCCCGGCTGACCGATGCGGTGGACTGCGACAGGCTGGTCCTTTCGGCGGGTGCGTTCGACCTGAAATTTGTCTGCCCCAACCCGCACGCCTACGCGCTTACGGATGAGGTTTTCACCATCACATCCACGGGCGTAAACATGGTGAGCAGGACGAAGGGCAACACGGATTCCGAGCCTGTCTACCTTTTAAAGGGAACCATCCCCTCCGGCCCCTCGACGTATATTTCGCTGCGGACGAACGACGAGGAACTTCGGGTAATCGGCACACTGGCCGGCGGCGAAACACTGGTCATCGACACCGGCAGGGTCACTGCGAAAGTAGTGGACGAAACGGGCGAAACCTTGAGGAACGGACTCCCCCTCCTGCAGGAGCTGAACTTCCCCGTCCTGCACAAAGGTACGAACACCGTGACAATTACGGCGGCAGGCGCGACATTCACGGAGCTTAAGGTTCAGGCAATGAGCCGCTGGAGGTGATAAAATGGCGGTAAAATCAGTTTTAACGAATCAGACGGACTTCACGGGCGAGATCCCCGTGACTAAAAATACGTCTGCCCTGTGGCGGTTCAACGAACCGCAGCCGGACGGCAACATGCAGCTTGCCGATTCCAGCGGCAACGGCCGCCATCTTACCGTCTCCGGCTGGAGCGGCACCACGGCGAGCCTCATAAGCGGGCGCTTCGGCCGATATTTCCGCATGAACATCAACAACCCGGCCACGGAAAAGACGCACCTTGTCGCGGCAAACGACGGTACGTTCTTTTCGGATTTGGTCGATAAAATAGCCGTCGGCGGATGGATTAACCCGACCACCTATTCGGTCGGGCAGACCTATGTCCCGCTATTCAACACCCGGCAGGGTCCGGGGCAGCCGCTGTTCTACTTGTCGCTTTACCAGGGGCGTCCGAGGATGATGCTGTATAACTCTGCGGGAACCCTAATCCTCGACCAGTCTGAAACACCTTCCTTCACGATGGTCAACGGCGGCTGGTATTTCATTGCGGCGGTAATCGAGGTGACAGCCAAAACCTCGCAGATAATCCTCTGCAACCGTGCGGACGGTACGGTCTGGGTCGCCCCTAAACGTGCTTTCACAGGGACGCCGAACCCCTCCTGCATTGCGGATATCGTGCTGGGAATGCACGCCAACCAATATTACTTCGCGGGCGGTTTTGACGACTGGTTCCTGGAGGTTGGCTCGGAATTGACAATCGAAGACTCGCGAAGGTACTTCCAACAGGCGATGCTCGGGAACGGCGGCGACACAAATTCGGCGGTGGACGCCATTACCGAACCCGGTGCGGTCACCCTGAAAAAAGGGGCGGACAACAACTATCCCGCAAGCGGCGTACTGACCACCATCGCGGCGCAGTGCTCGCTCGCGGGCAGCGGCCGCGTTTCGGTGGCCAGCGAATATGCCGCCGGGATAACGGCTGTTTCCCTGGTTGAAACCTCCACCTCCGACGACCTTGCCGACTGGTCGGCGTGGCAGGCGGTGGGTACGAACGGCGAACTCGCTTCGCCCAACAGGGAATATATCCGTTACCGCATCACCCTTTCCACCAACGATGCAGCCAGGACGCCAAAACTCCTCGACATCACGCTCCATGATATCCCCAAAGCGCCCTATGAGAGGCTCGGCTTTTCCCGGCCCGTCGTACTGGACGCAAACGGCGCATGGGAAGCCGTACTGGAGAACGCTTATGATATCATCGCCACGGGGGAGGTAAACGGAGCGGACACCCTGGAGTTCAAATTCCCTTACAATGACCCCAAACGGGCGTCACTGGACAACGAAAAGCAGGTGCAGATTGCCGGGGACATCTACCGGATCCGCACCCTTACCGACGAGAAAGGCTCGGACGGCAGCGGCATCCTGACCACCGTATATGCGGAAGCTGCGTTCTACGACCTGACCTTCTCGGCCGAGAAGCAGCCCGTGGAATTCAACGCCGACCTACCTTCCGCCCCGATGCGCTATGCATTGGAGGGAACCGGCTGGTCGCTGGGCACGGTGGACGTAACCATCCTGAGAAGCTGGCAGTGCAATGAGAAAAACGCCCTGGCGATTTTGCGGCGTGTCCAGCAGCTGTATGGCGGCGACCTCATCTTTGACAGCCGCAACCGCCTGGTAAGCCTTTTGGCTTTCAGCGGCAGGGACAACGGCGCGCTGTTCGCATACCGGAAGAACCTTACCGGCATCAAGCGTGTGGTGGATACACGCTCGCTGGTAACAAGGCTCTATGCCTTCGGCAAGGACGGTATGACCTTCTCCTCCATCAACGGTGGCAAGGAGTATGTGGAGGACTATACCTATTCAAATGAAGTCAGGGTGTCCACGCTGGACTGCCCCAACTTCACCAACCCGTACCAGATGCTGGAGTTCGCCAACATGCGCCTTGCCGAATACGCAAGGCCCCGGGTGTCCTATGTGCTGTCGGCGATGGATTTGTCCGTGCTGACGGGGTACGAACACGAGCAGTGGTCATTGGGCGACATTGTGACCGTAGACGACCGCGACCTGAACCTGTCAATAAAGACCCGTATTGTACGCAGGCAGTATAACCTGCAGGAACCGTGGAAGACAGTGCTGGAGCTGTCCAGCAAGCTTCGGGAGCTGGGCGATTCCCCCACTGACGCGTTTGCCGACCAGCTTGGGCAGTCCAACCTTATCGGGCAGGAAATCAAGGATATGGTCCCGTTCAACCACCTCCGCAATTCCCGCGCGGACGACGGCTTCGCCTACTGGCAGAACTCCGGCTTCGAGGTGGATACCGAAAACGGTGTGACGGGGACGGCTTCCTTTAAGGCAGCCGGTTCCTTGGGCGCCACCAAGAGCATGGCGCAGACGGTTTACCCGGCTTCCCGCCGCAGCTATACCATCTCCGCGCAGATCGGCTCGGATAACCTGCAAAAGGGCGCCAACGGCCAGGTGGGCATTGAGCTTGTTTTTGAGTATGAGGACGGGACCACGGAAACACGGTTTATAGATTTGTTCTGAGGAGGTGCGGCTATGCCTGCATTTCAACAAATAGCAAGAGACGCGACGCCCAAGGGCTATGGGACGCTGCGCTCCATCACCGTAAGGCTTGTGGTGTCCGACTGCACCGGGGCGGTATATTTTACCGACCTCATGCTGCAGGCAGGCTCCGTCGCCACCGGCTGGGTCGGCCACGTCAGCGAGATTCAGTGGACGCTGGATGGGTAGGTGAAGGCAATGCAAATCAATAATTTCATCCGTTTTGCAGAAACCGTAAAGGTCAAAGAGAGCAAGCGCGTGGTCAGTATCACGGTTCGTCCGCTTATCGCCGATTGCACGGGCACCGTCTACTACACCGACCTTATGCTGCAGGAGGGTGGCAAGCTGACGGGCTACACGCCGCATACCACAGCCATGCTCAAAAGCTCGCCCAACCCGCCCCGCTTCCATAACGGTATTGTGCGGACAGGCGAAACGGTGGTCATTTTCAACCTCGGCGAAACTTCATCAGGGCTGGACTGCTACATCTACCCCATCCAGAGTATGGCGGCAGGCAGCATCTCGCTCTCCCAGGGTATGGGTTCGCACAAAGTCAGCTTTGACGCAGCGATGAGTGCGGGCGATGAGCTTGCGCTGAAGGCTTCCACCCGCGAGTGCCTGCGAAACGGTAGCCCGACACCGAAGCGCGGTTTTTTCCAATACACTGCAGCCCATGACAGCAAGCACCAGGTAAAGCTGGAGGACAGGAGGTCCGCAAGGGTCTGCTTCGAATACAGAGAAATGCTGAAAGGGGACTCCCGCCCATGAAGGACTATTTAAAGGGAAAACGCTGTATGGTCTGGTCGTTCATGGGCAACGCCCGGATGTACCAAGCACTGAACGACTATGGCGACCGTCTGGATACGGTGGGCATCTTCACCTTCGAGGTCGACGCAACGGGAACTATTGCGGAAACCGGCACCGATGTCTCAAGCCTTGCGGCTTACCACGCCAAGTGGCCGCACATCAAGTGGATGCTGACTGTCATGAACCACGGCACGGCTTCAATCTTTACCGCCCTACGGGACAACACGAACGGCGCGAAGGATACCTTCCTCTCGGAAATCGTGCGCATTATGCAGAAATACCCGTGGTGCGCCGGCGTGGACATCGACCTGGAGCGCGGCGGAGGGTATGAGAACCGTGCTTCGGCAAATGCCCTCTTCCGTGATATCTTCCAGACTGTCAAATCGTATAACCCCGCCAAGCTGGTCAATATCTGCCTGCCGGGCATGACAGGCGTTGAAGGCTCCGTCGGCGGCGAGAACTGGTGTGTGTACTCCGACCTTAACGCATACTGTGACACGGCGGCCATCATGAGCTACGGCATGGCGTGGGCCGGCTCCGCACCGGGACCCGTGTCTCCCCGAAGCTGGCTGGAGGGCATCTACGACTACGCCGTGCAGTCCATGTCCCCGGATAAGGTGTTCATGGGCTTGCCCGCCTATGGCTGGAACTGGCAGATTTACGACACGCCCGAAAACCTCGGCAAGGCTTACCGGGGAACATCCAATACCTATTATGCCGCAAAGAACTGGATGACGGGGGTTTACAACTTTACGGACGACCAGCCGCCCCAGCCGCGTATCCCCATCATTGCATACTGGGACGATTACGACAAAGTGCCGTGGGCCCTTCCCCATGTTTATGACTATATGGAAGGCTGGGATGCCGTATCAAGGACTGACCCCATAACCGCCGAGGTGTATAACCGGCGGCATTACCTGACCTGTTACGGCAAGGCGCAAAAAGCGGAATTCGGCGCCATCCTCATAGACCGCGACGGTGTCCCCGATTCCTACGAGGGTAACATCATCGTAGGCGAAGCAGCGGTCAGTTTGGGTGATGGCGGGACGGCTGATTACAGCTTTACCATCGGCCAAGCGGGAACCTATGATGTGGCTGTGCGGTTATGTTATCCGTTTTGGGATAAGAACGGAATTACCATTTCACTTGACGGAGGCCCCGGCGTGGCCTTTACGGAGGACCGCCTGTGGTGGCCGTACTGGAGGAAAACCTTCTGGGCGGCGCTTGCCACGGAAGTGAGCCTGTCGGCCGGGGAGCACACCATTACAATTGAGGGCGGAATTCCGGGGACGCAGTTTTATGGTTTCAGGGTATGCGGCTCCTTTTCGGAGGAGCCCTCGGCCGGGGAGGCGACATTCGCCCTTTCGCCGCGCAGCTTCAAGGATGTGGACGGCAACATGGCCGTGCCGGACAGGGGCTTCAAGCTGACAACCGAGGTGCTGCGCCGAAAGCCGGATTCCGCGCTGGTATGGTACGAAGATTTCCGTGACCCAATCACCCTCCAGGAAAGCTATTGGATTACCCTTTCCGGAAGCTGGGGCGTCTGGCACGACACTGGTGGTAACGGCAACCGGCCATACTCACAGCTTGAGGGCAGCGGGCAGCTTGCCTGGAAGTATGAAGGGTTCACCGATGTGCATGTCAGGGCGAGGATTGCATTCCCGGAAAACGGCAACGGTCGGGCGGGGGTATTCCTCGGGGATGTGTTCTGTTGCATTAACATCGACAACCAGCGGGTGGAACTCTATCAAGGCACAACCCTGCTCGGGAGCTGGCAAGGCAGTTACTCAAGGACACCGGACGCCGATATCCGCGCCAATCCGAATAGGTACCTTATTGAAATGAGGAAACGCGGGGATACGGTACGTGTCTACTCCGGCAACAGCAACACCCTTCGGTTCACGACAGCCATATCGACGGCGGGCGGGTATTGCGGCATCCGGTCGGACGGGCAAATCAAGTGCGAACTGCTCCGGTTGGGCGATGCATGGACATATGAGCCATATGAAGCCTTTGATGTGTACATGCCGGACGGGACATCGATGAGTTACGGGAGGATTCCGAGGGCGGGTGTGGCCTGGGACTCGGAGTTTGGGGTGTTCACCCTCCAAAACGATGTGGAGGAATCCTCCACCCGGAGTGAAGACATATCGATGGACTATGACTTCTACCACAGCGGGCTTTTGCAGGTACCCTGCAACGCCGACTATACCGCAAAGGTTGTGCCAAGGGACATCAACATCTGGATATCCAGGCTGTTCCTCGGCGACGCGGACGGTTTCTCGATTCTCTACTACCAGGATGTGGACTCCCTCGTCTACTGGTCTAACGAGGCGGCTTACCGCTGGGGGCTTCGTGGCATCGCCATCTGGTCGCTGGGCCAGGAGGATTTGCGGTTGTGGGAGTCGCTCCCAAAACAGATATAGCCAATTATATGGTAAGGATGCTTGCCGGGAACGGCAGGCATTTTTTTATACACACATTCAGAAACGGAGGTTTTATGTATGAAAGAAATCTGGTCTTGGATTCAGGCCGCATTTGCCGGGTTAGGCGGATGGCTGGGTTGGGTGCTGGGCGGTGTGGACGGTTTCCTCTACGCGCTGATTGCTTTTGTGGCCGTGGATTATCTGACCGGTGTGCTTTGCGCTATTGCAGATAAAAAGCTGTCCAGCGAGATCGGCGCGAAGGGTATCTTCAAAAAGGTGCTTATCTTCGTGATGGTAGGCGTAGCGCATATCCTCGACACGCAGGTATTGGGCGGCAACAGCAGCGCCCTCCGCACAGCGGTGATCTTCTTCTACCTGAGCAACGAAGGATTGTCGCTGCTCGAGAATGCGGCCCACATCGGGCTGCCCATACCGGAAAAGCTGAAAGACGTTCTGGTACAGCTTCACAACAGGGACGAAAAGGAGGAGGCCAAATGAACCTTCACAAGCTATACCTCACCGAAAATGCCTGCTATAAGGCAGGCAGGATAATTACGCCCAAAGGGATCATGGTACATTCCACAGGCGCTAACAACCCATACCTCAAACGCTATGTTGGCCCTGATGACGGATTGCTCGGGAACAATCCGTATAACAACCACTGGAATCAAAATACACCAGATGGTCGGCAGGTCTGCGTCCATGCCTTCGTCGGCAAGCTGAACGATGGTTCTATCGCCACATACCAAACACTGCCATGGAACTATCGCGGCTGGCATGCAGGCGGTTCTGCTAACGACACCCATATCGGTTTTGAAATCTGCGAGGACAATCTTTCA